TCCTTCTCTATCACCAATGACCAGCCTGAACTGGCGTTGATTGGCCATGCTCAGCCGAGATTAGAAACTGTGGTGGCTGATCGTGCTGGTTCGTTCGGGTGTGAGGTTGCTGAGTGGTCTGCCCAATATTTGGGTATGACGCTTATGGATTGGCAGGTTCGTGTTTTGGACGGCCAGTTGGCGTTTGATGATGCTGGTGATTTGTTGCACCGTTATTCGTTGGTGTCGACTGCCAGGCAGAACGGTAAAACGGTTGCGTTGGCTGCGTTGGTTGGTTGGTGGTTGACGACGATGTCGGGTGTGCGTGAGAAACCGCAAACGGTGTTGTCGACTGCTCATCGGTTGGATTTGGCGGTCATGTTGTATGACTATTTGGCGCCGATTTTGCAGAAACATTTTGACGCAAAATTGATGTCTAGTTATGGGCGTAATAGTGTGACTTTGCCGGACGGGTCGCGGTGGTTTATTCGAGCGGCGAACAATTCGGTTGGTCACGGCATGTCGGCGAGTTTGATCGTCGCGGACGAGTGTTGGGATATCAACCGTGAAGTCGTGGACGGGGGTTTGTTGCCTGCGCAACGGGCACAACGATCACCGCTACTCAGCATGTGGTCTACGGCTGGTACCGAAGCGTCGACGGCGATGTTGCGTTGGCGTGAACAGGGTCTGCGACAGATTGACAAAAATGAGCCGTCAACACTTTATTTTGCGGAGTGGTCTCCGCCACCAGATCTGTCACCGATGAACCCTGAGGCATGGCCGTACGCGAACCCTGCGCTGGGTACGACACTTGACATGAAAACGATTGCAGCCGAATCCGAGAACCCTGACCGCATATCGTTTCTACGGGCGTCATGTAATCTTTGGGTGGCCAGCGATAAATCGTGGATACAGCCGGGCATTTGGACAGAACTTGAATACAAAGACCCGATGCCTGTCGGCGGTATCGTCGCAATCGAATCATCGTTGACAGACGAACGCTATTTCGGTGTCAGATCGGTCGTCCTGCAAGATCGGCGCACAATAGTGACAGTCGCGTTCGTAACAGACACATACGACCAAATGATGCACGAAGTCAACCAATTAGCCAAAGATCAGACCGTCAAATTTGCGATATCGCCGTCAATAGATTTGCATTGGCCGATTGCGTTAGAACGTCGTCGCATCGTTGTCGGCTACGCCGAAATACTTAAATTCACGCCACGAATACGGTCAATGATTCACGAGAAATTATTGTGGCACACAGGCGAAACCATGCTCGCAGAACACGTTCAACGCGCCGTTGCGGTCAGGTCACAAAACAGTATCGCGCTTAGCAGTCAACGTTCACCCGGCCCGATTGAGTTGGCTCGATGTTTGGTTTGGTCGGCGGCGCTTGCTAGTCGACCTACTGCCACGGGTAAACCGATGATCGTTGTGGCTGGCAACTAGCATGGCGCACGGGTAGCCGTCGGTCGCCTTACTTTCTCGGTTACGGTTCGGCGGCTACCTATACACACCGCACATTTGTTTTGGTGGCATACTTGGCGCATGGCATTATTTAACCGCACCGTCAACAAAGCAGCGATTTCACCGCAACCAACTAAAGCGGCTGCCGCTGGTGGTGCAAGTTATTACACGAACAGCGTCAATAACGGTGGCGCACAAATGATCGGCCAATACTATTCGTACATTGAAGGCCCTGCGCGTAATCGTGCGATGAGTGTGCCGACGATCAGTCGAGCGCGCGATCTTATGGCGAGCGTCATCGGTTGTATGCAACTCAAAATGTATACCGAGATGTGGAACGGCACCGAAATGGAGAAAATGCCGTTGGCGCCACGCACATGGTTGCGTCGCATTGACCCGACGTTGCCGAACAATTTTATTTTGTCATGGACATTTGACGACCTGTTCTTTTTTGGTCGCGCATTTTGGTATGTGACATCACGAACCGCTGACGGTTACCCTGCGTCGTACACTCGAATACCTGCCGCAATGGTGCAAACATTAGATCAGTCAGGGCCAGTGTGGTTTGCGCCGTCAAAACAAATCATGTTTCAAGGCGCCGAACTAGACCCAGCCGATGTGATTCAATTCTTGTCACCAATTCAGGGCATTATTTACATGTCTGAGCAGGCGGTCGCAACAGCGCTAAAACTTGAAGCGGCACGCTACCGCAATTCGTCGAGCGCTATACCGGCAGGCATTTTGCGTCAAACTGGCGGCGAGCCATTGAGCGCACAAGAGTTGGCTGATCTTGCGGCGGCGTTTAACGCGGCACGCGAAACAAATCAAACCGCAGCACTAAACGAATTTGTGTCATACACCGAAACATTGACGAGCCCCGACAAAATGTTGTTGATTGATTCTGCCGAATTTCAGGCAATGGAGATGGCACGATTGTGCAACATACCGCCATACCTTGCAGGCATATCGGTCGGCTCGTATTCGTACCAGTCGAGCGCCGAAAGCCGTATGGATTTGTGGACGTTTGGTGTGCGTGCTTACGCCGATTGCATCGCTGGCACACTCAGCCAAAACAACGTGCTACCTAACGGCACCTATGTCGAATTTGACGTAGAACAATATTTGACAGGCGAATATTCGCTAGATGAAATGCGTGAAACAACCGAAACAGAAAGAGTAGTATCACCAACATGATTAAGTTAATCCCCCAACTAATCACAGTAGACGCGGCGGCGGCAGACGGTCTGCCACGCCGATCTATTAGTGGTGTGGCCGTCACCTACGACGAAACAGCCACAGTTTCAGACGGCACTAAGGTACGATTCTTGCAAGGGTCGCTACCAGTCACGGGTCGCGACCCGAAACTATTTATGCAACACGACTCAGCACAGATCGTAGGCAAAGTAGTCGAGCGCGTAGACACACCACAAGGCATGATGTTCACAGCTAAAATTAGCGCCACACGCTTAGGTGACGAAGCGCTAATACTGGCAAATGACGGTGTTATTGACGCCGTATCCGTAGGTGTAAACCCGACAAAATTTAGTTACGACGACGACGGCACAATGATCGTTGAAGCGGCCGACTGGACAGAACTATCGCTGGTCAGTCAAGGCGCGTTCAGCGGTGCGATCATTGAGCGAGTCGCCGCAAGCGTACCCGACGAGAGTATCCACGAAACGGACACAGAACCTGCTATACAATCAGATCAACAGACAACGAAGGACACCAACATGAGCGAAGTAACAGAAACACCAGTAGTCGAAGCGGCACAATCAACCGTCGACAAACTTTGGGCGCAACCAAAACAAGAATTTAGAATGCCATCAGCAGGCGAATACCTTGCTGCAATGCACATCGGTGGCGACACGTTCGCAAAAGTTAATCACGCATTTCAGTCGGCTAACCGCAAAAACCAAAGCGCGTTACAGGCAGCCGCAGGCGACGTACTCACAACGGACACTCCGGGTCTTTTGCCAGTTCCAGTTCTTGGGCCACTATTTCAAGACTTGAATTTTGTGCGACCAGTTGTGTCAGCGTTGGGCGCTCGCGCAATGCCAAACACACCAAGCAAAACATTTATTCGACCAACGATCACCACGCACACAAGCGCAGCAACACAAACCGAAGGTGCAGCCGCGTCAGCAACAACAATGGTGATCGCATCAAACGTTGTTACAAAAACAACCGTTGCAGGTCAGGTCACTTTGTCGGTTCAGGACATGGATTTCACCGATCCAGCCGCAATGAACTTGATCTTGAACGACCTTGCAGGCGAATATTTGATTGCGACTGACAACATTGCAGCCGACAACATGGTTGCAGGCAAAACAGCGTCAGGCTCAACATGGACAGTAACCGCAGACAACCCAACATCGTTGGTTAACTCGTTGTTTGACGCAGCGCGCGAAATCGCTGAGGACAGCAACTATTTCCCAACACACTTGTTTGTTTCACCAGACGTGTGGGAGAAACTCGGTTCACAGTTGGACGGAAGCAAGCGCCCACTGTTCCCAGCAGTGAACGGCCAAAACTTTGTTCAACAAAACGGTCTCGGCACAGCGTCAGGCAACCTGACTTACAACGCGATGAACCCACTCGGTTTGCAACTTGTAGTCGACAACAACTTTGCTGCAAGCACAATGCTTGTTGTTTACGCACCGGGTTTCGAGGTGTATGAACAGCAGAAGGGCATCTTGTCGGTTGAAGTACCGTCAACACTTAGCCGCACGTTCAGTTACTACGGCTACTTTGCAACGTTCGTCGCCAAGTCGTCGTTCATACAATCAATCGCAATCGCCTAGTAGTTTGGCGGCATAACCGCTATGGCTACTTACAACACAGCAAGCAAACAATTATTAGATAACTACGCCTGCATATCGACACTTGAATCAACTGAAATAGTTGTCGGTGAATCGGTTACGGTCGGGTCGTTGGGTGCACCGTTCAATGGTTCGTTCACCGTGTTGGCGTGCCCACAATATTTGTTTACGGGCATTGACGGTGAAACAGGCGAATTTCTATACAACACAAACGTTGCGATACCTAACCAAATTTTGTTCGCGTGCACAGGTAGCGACGTTGAATTCGTCGCGATCTACACAGGCACTGTCACCTACACACAAACATGCACATGGATAACAGCAACCGACATTGAGGATTGGATTGGTATTGGTACGGCAACCGCAGGCGACACAACATTTTTGACGATTTGTGCGGCTGCAGCAAATTCGTTTGCGTATCGTCGCAGACAAGAAGTCGGATATTTTGACAGCCTGTCAACGGTGCCCAGCCAAGATGTCAAACTCGGTACGACAATGTATGGTGGCGCGTTGTATCGTCAGCGTGGCTCGATCACCGATTTTGCGTCATTTGACGGCATGTCGACAGGGTCAACAAACGGGCTATCACCATTGGTTAAACAGTTGTTGGGTGTTGACAGACCGCAGGTCGCCTAATGCCTGTCGCGTTCACTGACCTGTTCAACGAGGCGCTAGACGATCTGACAGCGACGCTGGTGGCCGTCACGGGCATGCCAGCGGTAGTAAACGACCCACGCAACATGCAACCGCCATGCGTGTTCATTGACGCACCGTCGTTTGACGCATGGAATTACAACATCGTCAAACTGATGTTCCCCGTCAAAATTGTGACACTCGGGCCAGCCAACTTGGACGCGCAACGCTCGCTGTTAAACATTATGTCTAAAGTGTTGGCAGCCAACATTGCGGTCACCGACGGCCGACCCACCAGCACGCTTATTGCGGGTGTCGAATATCCGTCGTATGAAGTAACCGCCAACGTGCAGGCGCAAACAGCGTAGGATATTGATATGGCTAAATACATTGTCACATCAAACAGGCTCGTCGGATACGAGCCGGGTGATGTCATTGACGGCAACGATCTTGACGGCGCCAACATTGACGCCCTGATTGAAGGCGGTCATATATCCACACAGAGCGCACGCAAATCTGCTAAAACTAAGAACATAGAAACAGAGGACTAACAACATGGCAACCAGCGTCTACCTATCGAATCCAGTGGTCACGATTAACAGCGTGGCGCTCACCGATCAATGCACATCGGCAACCGTCAACTACGTGTACGAGCAGTTAGAGACCACGGCGTTTGGTGACACGGCACGCAAATACGGTGCATCATCGGTTGTGTCGCTACAAAACAACAGCATCGAAGTTGAGTTGTATCAGTCGTATGCGGCGTCAGAAACCGAAGCAACCATTTTTGGTTTGGTCGGTATCCAAACAAACATCATCGTTGCACCTGCGTCGGGTGTCGCGTCGGCAACAAATCCGATCTACACGCTTACTGGTGCATACCTTGAATCGCACACACCGATCAACGCGTCGCTTGGCGAACTGTCAACTATCACGCTTACGTTCACTGGTGGCGTGCTCACTAAAGCGGTCTCATGATCGCGCGGCATTGGCCGCTGAGAACTAACAACGCAAGACCTACCGAGAGGAACAACGTATGCAATTAACATTAAAAGTCGAATTTGTTGACGGGCGCGAACCGATCACCATTAAACCAACCTTGTTTTGTACCGTTCTTGCAGAACGCAAATACAAAAACGGAATACAAAAAGTTTTAGAAACAAACATGCAAGAAGTTTGCGGCTATTTGGCTTATGAAGCGTCAAAATTGTCAGGTATAACGGTGCCAGCATTATTTGACGATTATCTAAAATCGTTGCAATCATGTTTGCCAATTGAGGTTAACGACCCAAAAGTAGACGCGGTTCATACCGCTACGGATTAGCGCAAATTGTCGTGGCAACAGGATTTTGGCCAAGCGAAATACCGTTTGAGGTAGACGACATGAACACCGTCATCGAATTAATTAACAAAGACCGTAAAACAAAATCATGACCGATTCAATCAGCGCATCAACCACCGTTGTCGGCGTCAAAGACGCTCTACGAGTGTTGAACAGTATTGATAAACAGGCGCGCCGCGATCTGACCAAAGATTTCAAACAGATCACCGCACCAGTTACAAACGACATAAAAGCAAAATTGCCACGCTCAGCACCGCTATCAGGTATGGCGCGCAAATGGACAACAGCGTCAGGTTTCCAAATGTTTCCGTACACCGACAAACAAAACAAAGTTGCGTCAGGTGTATCAGGCAAAAAAGTGCGCGAATATCGAGGCGCGTCAACAAACCTTGCAACGTTTTTTGTGCGTTACACAGGGCCGAGCGCCGCGCTTATCGACATGTCAGGCAAAGGCAAAGTGCCGACCCAACAGGGCGGTCAAATGGTGCAATCGTTGAGCGCTCGATACGGCACCGCGTCACGGTTTGTTTGGCCAGCATGGGAACGCAACAAACATCAAGTTGAAGGCGAAGTGCAAACATTGATTGATCGTCTTATGCAACGAGTACAAAAGGAATTGCAGTAATGGCCGTATCTATACCCATTGTCACGGAGTTTGACGGCAAAGGTCTTAAGAAGGCTATGGCCGAGTTTCAGCAACTTGAAGGCGCTGGCGCCAAATCTGCGTTCGCACTCAAAAAAGCAATGTTGCCTGCGGTCGCGGTGTTGGGTGGTTTGGCAACAGGTTTAGGTTTGGCAACAAAGGCAGCGGTCGAGGATCAGAAAGCACAAGATTTGTTGGCGCAACAGTTGCGCACAAGCGCTATGGCAACTGATGATGTGATCGCACAAAACGAGAAATTTATTAGTTCGTTGTCAATGGCTAAAGCGGTCACCGACGACGAGTTGCGCCCGGCTATGGCGAACCTTGTGCGGTCGACTGGTTCGGTTGAAGTTGCACAAAACTTGATGAACACGGCGCTCGACATTGCGGCGGCAACGGGCAAAGATTTAGAAACCGTGACGATGGCGTTGGGCAAAGCGGCGAACGGTCAGACTGCGGCGCTCACCAAACTTGACCCGTCGCTCAAAGGCGTAATCGACTCCGAGTCAACGTTAGACGACATCACTAATGCGTTATCGGTGTCGTTTGGTGGTGCGGCAGATGTCGCAGCCGAATCATACGAAGGTCGCATGAAGTCAATGAAAATTGCTATGGACGAAACCAAAGAATCGATTGGTGCGGCGTTGTTGCCAGCGTTGCAAAAGTTGTTAGAAATCTTGCAACCAGTCGCAAAATGGGCGCAGGAAAACACGACATTGTTTTTGATTATTGCTGGCACAATCGGCGGTTTGGCGGCTGCGATCGTTGTCGCAAATGTGGCTATTAAAGCGTGGACGATTGCTACACAGGTCGCAACGGCGGCGCAAGCGTTGTTCAATTTTGTTATGTCAGCGAACCCGATTGCGCTAGTCATTTTGGGCATTGTTGCGTTCGTTGCGGCGCTTGTCGTGCTCTACAAACGATTCGAGGTGGTGCGCACCGTAGTTGACACGGTGTTCAACGCGATCAAAGTTGGTGTGACAACTAGTTTAGATTTTTTGACAAGTTATTTCAATGGCGTTCTAAACATCTACAAAGGCATATTCAATGCGATAGCAAAATTGTGGAATAACACGATCGGTAAATTGTCGTTCAAGTTTCCCGAATGGGTGCCAGGTTTTGGTGGCAAAGGTTTTGCGGTGCCGAACATACCTATGTTGGCTGAAGGTGGCATAGTTAATTCACCGACGTTGGCGTTGATCGGTGAACGTGGCCCTGAAGCGGTTGTGCCGTTGAATCGTGGCAACGGTGTTGGCGGTGTTACCGTCAATGTGACTGGTGGTTTGTCGACTAGCGCCGAAATTGGTCAGGCTGTCGTCAACGCAATTCGCGCTTACAACAGGTCGGCAGGGCCAGCACAGATACAGGTCGCCTAATGGCTGGCACAGCGATCGTTGGTGCTGGCAACTACACGCTAGAAATCGACACAGGATTTCTACAGGACGCGTTCACACTCGATGACGCGACCGCTGGTGTGCTCAACAATACGACATATGTTTTGGACGGCACAACGAACTATGCCGATGTCACAACAGAAATCAATAGCGTCAATGTGAAGCGTGGTCGCCGCGACATCGGTGACCAGTTCAGTGCCGGCACAATGTCGTTCAACATGCTTGACACAACTGGCGTACTAAACCCGTTTGACACCGAGTCACCGTATTATGACCCAAGCGAAGCGCAACCAGGTTTGGCACCAATGCGACGCGTCAGACTCGCTCGATACAGCGCTACGAACGTCAAAGAATATTTGTTTAACGGCTACATCGTCAACTATGACTACAACTTTGCGTTAGGCGGTTTAGATACCGTGACCGTGTATTGTGCCGATGATTTCTATTTGTTGGCGCAAACATATTTAGACGCATACAGCCCAGCAGAGGAATTGACCAGCATACGGTTAACAAACATTTTGGATTTGCCCGAAGTTGATTTCCCGATCGGGCAACGCAACATCAGCACGGGCACACAAACTTTGGGTGGCTCGGCTGCATACACGGTTGACGAAGGCACCAACACGCTTGAATATTGCAACAAAATCAATCAAGCAGAACAGGGTCGGTTATTTATGGCCCGTGACGGCGACCTGACGTTTCAGCCGCGTATCGGCAACACGTTGAGCGCGTCGGTTGCAGATTTCCATGACGACGGCACAAACATACCGTACGACAGTGTTGGCATAACGTTTGAGGCAGATCAGGTCGTGAACCGTGCGGCGGTTGCGATTGCTGGTGGCACACAAGAAGTCGCAGAGGATTTACCAAGTCAAGCAAAATATTTTATACAAACGACCAGCATCACCGATTCGTTGTTGCATAATGATACGGCCGCGTTGGCGTTGGCTAACTATTTGCTTGAACCTGAACCCGAAGCACGCTATACGTCGCTTGGCACGAATTTAAACAAATTGTCATCAGCGCAACGCGACGCTGTAGCGATAGTCGATATTGGTGACACGATAACTATTGAGAAAACGTTTGCGTCGGGTGCTGGCACAACGGAACTGGCACAAGAATTAAGCGTGGAAGGTATCGAACATACGATTACGGTTAGTGGCGGTCACGCGGTCATGTATTTCACTGCACCGACAACGATCGTCTACGAACTCATACTTGATGACGTCACCTACGGCATCATCAATTCAACTAACGTATTAGGGTAAAGTGAGGGCACATGGCAACTAGACAAGATTTTACAGCAGGGCAGGTTTTGACGGCCGCCGAAATGGACGCGGTTGCGACCGCTATGGTGGCGATCAACGCACAAACCGGCACAACATATACGACAGTTTTGGGTGATGACGGCAAACTTGTGACGTGCGATAATGCGTCAGCGATCGCGTTAACGATTCCACCAAATTCGAGCGTTGCGTACGGTATCGGCACACAAATAAACATCATGCAATTAGGCGCTGGTCAGGTGACGATTACCGCTGGTGCCGGTGTGACGTTGCGTAGCGCTGGTAGCAAATTGAAAACGAACGCACAGTATGCGGTTGCGACGTGTTGCAAGATCGCTAGCGATACTTGGGTTGTTGTCGGCAATTTGTCGGCGTAGTCATGCAAATTCTTGCAGGCGTTGGCGCAGCCGCACCACCATTAGTTGTTGATTATCTCGTTGTTGCTGGTGGTGGCGGTTACACAGCGAACGGTAGTAATAGTTCGTTTTCAACTATTACATCGA